GATGGGGTAATGGCGAGCGGAAAGCGTTATGATATAAAAGCGTCCAAGCACAAGAGTGCTAGGCTACTTAGCACACTCAAGGTAAACCCCGATGTGGATGTGTATGTGCTGTGTGTGGTGGATGGAAACACTTTGGATTTTAAGGGATGGGCGTGGAAGCACGAACTCATCAAGGAAGAGAATAAGAAAGACCTCGGTCATGGCGTGGGCTATGCGTTGGACCAGGATAAGTTGAGGAAGTTCAAATGAAATGTACTGATAAAATAACAAATAATGACTTAGGCGTAGTCACATCATTGCTGGATAAAAAAATCGCTGAGATGCAAAACATGCAGACTGAATTGATAAAGAAAAACCAAGGTGTCAGGGATTGGAGAAAAGAACTTAATTCATACAAGAAGGTTTTTTACTTCCTGATCCATAATAAAAACCGCAAGGCTATTATTAATGCCTAAGATAACCTATGCAGATGAAATAGACGCGAACTTCGGTATCCCGTGGACGAATGATCTACGGTTTAACAAGGGCGATTTAGAGTGTGCGTTATCCGAGGAAGAGATCGATGCTCTCCCGCCGGAGCGTGCAGAGATGCTTAGTCGCTTACTGATCGACCAACCTCATTCAGAAGTGGAAGATCCGATCCAATGGGGTTGGACTCTTCCTGGGTGGCGTAGGGTGATGGAGAATTGGAAGGATACGAAGATCCATGTCTGCCTCGGAGGCAATCGTTCGAGCAAGTCCATTTTCGCTTCCCGCATGCTGGTACACTTGGCACAGTCTATTCCCGAAGCAGAGATTCGCTCGATGCATGTCACGGAAGAACGAAGCATATCGGACGCTCAAAAGTATATTTGGCAAAGTTTACCAGCACGCTACAAACGGGCAAAGAAGAAGAGCGATAATCATAGTTTGCAATACACGCAAAAGAATGGATTTAACTCTGCCAAAGCAATCTTACCGCCCACCACACCAGGTGCGGAGCGTGGGAGTACGATATATTTCAATAACTATAGGCAGTACATGGCAGACCCTCAGATATTCGAGGGTTGGTCTGCACACGCCATTCACCTGGATGAGGAGGTTCCCGAAAGTATCTTCAATACATTGCTTGGACGGACGGTGGATTACCACGGGCGTTTGATCCTTACTTTCACAACCTTGCAAGGCTGGACACCTCTAATCAATAGTTTGCTCAAGGGTGCAGAGACTGTGCAGTCCAGGTATAGCGATATTATTGGTAGGGAATTACCTACTGAGCAAATTTGTCACAATTGGCCGGACTGCCGCATTTATTATTTTTGGACCGAGCATAACCCATTTATAGACGGACAAGAGTTAATTCGCACATACTCTCGGCAACCATTGGAAGCGAAGCTGGCCCGGCTCTATGGTATACCGTCCAAGGCGATGGAGGGGCGTTTTCCAAAATTCAACCGCGAAACGAATGTTGTGCCACATGAGAAGATCCCCTTCATCGCCGATCCGTCCACCCCATGCACCCGTTACTTTGTGTGCGACCCTGGGGGGAGCAAGCCTTGGGTGGCGATATGGGCGGGTGTGATGCCGGATGGGCGAATCTATATTTACCGCGAGTTCCCTGACAGCACGATGGGGCAATGGGCATTACCACATGTCAATGCATTGGGGAAAAGTGTGGGTAAAGCGGGTCCCGCCCAGCGTCCGCTAGGATGGGGGTACGAGGATTACCGCAACCACTTCGAGGACTTGGAGGATGGGGAGGATATATTTGAGCGTATTGTGGACCCACGCATGGGAGCGGCCACGGTGCGAACAAAGGAGGGGGAGAGCAATATCATAAATCAAATGGCAAACCTCGACTTTGTATTTCGTCCCGCTCCAGGCGTGGATATCGAGGCGGGTATTGCCAAGATCAATGATGCCCTTGCATGGGATGATTCCGAGCCTATGACTCCTCGTAATCGCCCAAAGCTCTACATATCAGACAATTGCGACAATACAATTACCTCGCTCCTTGAGTACAGCGGGCAGAGTAGGGGGGAGCATTTTAAGGATCAGATCGATTGTATCCGCTATTTACTCGTCAGCGGAGCCGAGCATATCACAGGTGCGAGCCTCCAATGCACAGGTGGTGGCGGGTATTAAGTTGACGAGTCAAGGACAAAAAGCTACATTGTGCTACGCATGCACAATTCCTCTGATCCCGAACTCTTGTTCGTTTCCAAGGAACCCGACATAAACTATTTGCGGGATACTTACCGCGAAACACAGTCGAGCCTTGGCGAATGGATAGATCGTAGACAACGCGACTACGATGTACGGAATTGTATGTGGGCGGGAAAGTCGAATGACTTTAAGAAGCATTCCGCAAACTCCGAAACAGGCGAGGTATTCCCTTGGCCCGGTGCGAGTGACCAAGAAATACGCTTAGTTGATAACCAAATAAACAAGTGTGTGGCCATGTGCCTAAACTCGGTACGCCAAGCTCATGTGGTGGCTACTCCTGTGGAATCCAGCGATATTGAGCGTGCCAATGTAATATCTTTATTTGTCCGTTGGTTGGTAAATACCAAGATGGATGACTTTTACGATCAAGTGGAGTTAGGGTTAAATCATCTCTTTGAGAAGGGAATGATGGTCCACTATGTGTACTACGAGTCTCAAGACCTAAAGCAACAGCAGTCAATTAAGTTGGATGAGATTGCCATGGCTATGCCACAAATCGCCGAGGCGATCCAGGATGGCAGTATGGACGAAGAGTTGTCCGCCGCTATGTCCGAGCAGTTCGATGTCTCCAAGAAGAAATCGAGAAGCATGCTCAAGGAGTTGCGCAAGGAGGGAGAAACCACAATCCCTGTCACTCGTCAGGTCATCAGCCGACCACGCATAAAAGCTCTTGCTCCTGACGAGGACATTTTTTGGCCCAACTACACAATCGACCCACAGGAAGCACCCTATGTTTTCCATGTGTTAAACATGACTCCCGAACAACTTCGCTCCAAAATACAAACCGAAGGGTGGAGCGAGGAGTTTGTGGATAAGGCGATAGAAACCGCAACCGTGGGGGAGAACGATGTCTACACACACAACCTTAGTTTACAGGATGAGATCCTCCGAGATGACGATGAAACCATCCGCATTGTATACTGTTACCAACGCCTGTTGGATGAAGATGATATCCCAGGCATATTCTGCACCGTATTCTGTAATGAAGTTCCTGACCTTTATGCAAAACATACGCTCATGGATTATGGGCATGGTGGATACCCTTTTGTCGTGTCCACTTATGAAAAAACTTCTAAACGGCTCTACTCCTCCCGCTCCATCCCGGAAGTCGGCGAGCCGTTCCAGCAAGTCATCAAAGTCGAAACGGACGCGAGCATCGACAGGCAAAGTCTCGCCACGCTCCCGCCGCTCGAACACCCGTTAGGTAGAGCGCCTACACGCTTTGGACCGGGGGTAAGAGTACCTTACCGCACACCTGGCGAGATTCGTTTTGCCGATACCCCGCGTTACGATGCGGGTTCCACCGAGGTACGCAGATTTGTACAGGAAATGTTTGACCGCTACATGGGTAACAACGCACCAGGTGTGGACCCTGTGGAGTCGCAGATCAAACAGCAAAACATCATCAACCGCGTACTGCACCATATGAAAAAAGTGGTGGATCAAGTGTACACCTTGTACCAGCAGTACGGCCCGGACCAAGAATACTTTAGAGTCACAGGCGTACAAGACATGCAGAAGTATGCAAAGGGCAGACCTGGAGAACGATTCGACTTTTACATGCAGTACGATGTGGCTACTCAAGACCCTGAGCAAATGCTCGAACGGGTAAAGACCATTGGCACAATTGCTGGCACGATGGATAAGAATGGCGTGGTCGATACCGAGCAACTCCTCGCTATGGCAATCGGGCAAGTTATGCCTGGTGCGGCAGAGAAAGTAATCTTGCCCAAGGAAACTGCCACACAGAAAGCAATGGAGGAGGAGCGTCAATTAATCGCCGAGCTAGTGGCTGGAGTACCGCCCAATGTGCGCGAGAACGATGCCCACGAGATGAAGCTCCAAGTATTTCAGCAATGGTTACAACAGCCCGATATCCAGCAAAAAGCCCAGCAAGACCAAGCGTTAGCCGAGCGTATCCAAGGGTATATAAAACAGCGTCAGTTCGCGATCCAGCAAAAACAAAACGCTACCATTGGTAGGCTAGGAGCCGCACCCACACAATTTGGACAAACAGCTAGTGCGGCATGAGCATAACTCATCGTGGTGAGCGATTCTCAGGATACAATAAACCTAAGCGAACTCCTGGCAAATCTAAGAAGTTTGCCGTACTCGCAAAAGAGGGAGACAAAGTTCGTCTTGTTCGTTTTGGAGATCCCAATATGTCCATTAAAAAGAACATACCCGCACGGCGTAAATCCTTCCGAGCGCGACATAAGTGCGATGAAAAGAAGTCTAAACTAACCGCTGGTTATTGGTCCTGTAAGAAATGGTGATCAAATGAAACGAAAAAAGTACCACTCGGTAGATGCTGAAGAAGCAATCAACGCCCTACGATTCCTCAAGAACGAACCCCATTTTAAAACATACATTGAGGTACGCGAGGCGATGCGGGAGGAAACTATCCGCGAATTACAAAACCGCAAAAATATTGAGAACCAAAATCTTCACTTTCACTTCACAGGAAAACTAGAAGCCATAGACGAAGAATTGGACAACTTTTACAGCCTTTAATCTTACCAATAGATTCTTAGCCCTCACGGTTCAGGAGTGTCCGTGGGGGCTTTTTGTTGCCATTTGCTCTACATGTAGCTAAATTTTGCTACACTAGGCTACTAAAGCCTTGACAACTTATGGAAACATTAACCGAAGAGGTTGTCTCGGAATCCTCTGAAAATTCCGCGAATAATATAACGCAAGGAGAGGGAAACCTTTCGATGGCCGAATTTGCCGATCAGTTACTGAAACGCAAGGAACAGCCGGAGGAAGCACAACCCGTTCCTACCGAAGAGATTGAAGAACCCGCTGAAGAAACTGCGGAGCCTACGGATATCTTAACGGAAAACACAGAGTCTGCCGAAGAGGAGCAAGTGGAAGAAGATGAATCTTCGCCGCCCGCAGATCCTTCGAATGTTCTTTCAAAGTTCAATATCGACCTGGATAACCTATCCGAAGAGGAGTCCCGCGATCTAGCCAAGGCGCTGAATGCATCTGCCGTCAAACGCTTTGGTCGCTTAACCGCTCAGAAAAAAGCACTACTCGCAGAAAATGCGGAGTTGCAAGCACAGGCTGTACAAGCCCAGCAAACGCAAAGTGCCGAACTACCTGAGTTCCTCAAGGATAATGCCTTGCACAATGTAAGCGATGTCCAATCTCTCCGTAAAGAAGTTGAGCAACTTACCGCCCTCGTAGAGTGGGCAGATGAGAACCTCGACAACGAAGTGGAGTACGATGACAACGGTAACGAGTATGTGGCAAAGGACGGGGACAAAGTCTACAGCAAAGCAGACTTACGCCGGATCAAAGCAAACGCTAACAAGATCCTCCGTAAAGATGCCCCCGCCCGGCAGAAATGGTTACAAGAGCGTACCCAAGCAGATCAGCAAGCCTTGCAAACCTTCGAGTTCCTCGGAGATGAGCATAGCGATAACTACAAGCTGTTCATGCAAGTAAAGGAATCACCGCTCTACAAGCCCTTGGTTCAATACTTACCTAACTCCAACTTCGCACTTGGACTTATGGTGGAGGGATTAAATGCAGTCAAAGCTAGACAAGCACAAAAGGCCGCACCTAAACCAAAACCCAAAGCACCAACCGCGAGTACCGAGGCGGGTACAGCTAGGCCCAAGAGTCCCCAGGCGAATGCAACGAAAGCTCTGCAAGCGGCGAAGGCGAAATTCGACCGATCAGGCTCAATGGCAGACTACCAAGCATATCTTAAACTTAAAAAT